TCATATTTGGCAAAAGGCAATGGGATAGCCCCGGTCATAAGGGACATCTCTAACCAGTTCTCAAACGTGGGAATCTCAGCAACTGAGATATCAAATTCCTGAATTAGTTTCCAAAGTTCCCGTTCATCCAGCATCCCCAGTCGGCCACTGGAATAATTCACCCCTTCAAGATCGTTTGCGATGATGTTATAGTTCGCTCCTGGCAATCCCGCGCACCAAGCCCGTAGCATTCCTTTTCTAAAAAGATCGAAATTACCGTTTGGATGGTTAGGGTCCCAACCCTGAAACTTTACCCCGTATTCAAGCCCCTGAAATGATCCAGGTTCAGCTTCTAGTGTATTGGCTTTGGTAGGATCAGGCGATTCACCAATTATCGTACCACCTTCTGGCACAATATCACTGTAAAAGAATCCAAGTTTCATGGCTGATACTCGAGCTGCTACTACTTCTGACTCCTCATACTTGTCCAGATGCCGAGACTTGGGAATACAAGCCGCGCTCCACGGAGCTGGCCGCGCACTATCAGCATCTTCATACCGGGCATAATGAATGATCTGTTCAGCGGGAATTTTCTCATGTGCTTCAGCTGCGGCATAATTGAACGCCCCTGGAACAGCATATTGCCAGTCCATAGGCTGGCGTCTGATGAAATAGTAATTGACTGCTTTCCCCCATTTATCCCGCTCGATCCCCATCCGGATCTCGTTTCCGTTCCCGCAAACGGTGTTCAAGTAAAAATCGCACCATTCGGAATTGATCAGCCTCTGTGAATACCCGAACTTATTTATCCTTGGGTCCCGTATATGCTGGATAAAGAAATCCCCATCCCTGGCGGCTGAAAGAAGCCTCTGCTGCCTGACCTCATTGTAGTTCAATCGTCCCGTGACAGTGCAATATTCCCTGCGCTGCCATTCCTGCCATGCTTCCTCAATAAGTTTAATGGCATAAAGATCGAAATCACCCACCTGGACCTGCGCAGTTTGACGCTCATAAAACCTCACATTTGAATTTTTAGACCTGATCCAGTCGTTCACCCGTTTTCTGCGACGTTCATGCCATTTGAGATATGATTTCTCAGGATCTGAATAAACCACTCGGTCATCTGTTTCTTTGATGAGAAGTCTTATCGAATATCCAGTTGACCCGAATACGTTGCTCCACAGTTCTTCACGATATTTTTTAAAGTAAACATCAGTCCTGAACAGGTCACGCGAACGTTGCCTAAGAAGAAAAATATTCTGCCAGATATCGGAATCTTCTGAGATGGCATTGACTGCCCAGTCTGAATTGATCCCTCCGACTGCGGCGACTTCCTTGTAAGTCCTGACGCTTTGAAGAAGCCGGCCATTGGGCAGAATCCTTGTCTTGGTCACTACTTGGGGAACTACCGACAAACTACGTTGTCCGTTCTCCTGTGCGATCCGGACAGGGTTTTTCTTGCCCAGACCCCGTCTGCGAGGTGGTTCCTTGAGATTCAACGCTATGGCCGCTTTGTTTAGTACCTTGGGCAGTTTCATTCGCCTATGTCCTTACTGAAGAACGGTGTACCGGCAGGAGTAGGCTTAAACCGTGTCCCGATCCGTCCGCTGGTCTCCACACCTCTGAAAGCGTCCGCCGCTTGATGTTCACGGAATACTTCAGCTTGTAACCGTGTTCGCATGGCGATTAAAATTGAAAGATCATACCGTGTATAACTTACATTATTCACGCTTACAGACATGAATCCGCCCGAAAGAAGCCCGGTAATTGCACTCTCAATATTGGCCAGCATGGTAGCCGCCGTGCTGATTGCCTGCTGAGTGGATAAGTTGGGGATAACCTCGATTACCCCAGTCTTAGCTGTCTGCCGGTCGCCAGTGGCGATTTCGGTCGCATACTCAGCAAACTCATATCGTCCATCAATGGGAACGCTAAAATTAGTCAGGCTGAACAGGAACGAGACATTATCGGTATAGGTCGTGGCACTAAACGTGATCGGGGCTTGACCCCTGATTTGCATGATCAGTTGAGCAGTCCACTTGGACGCTGGCCATTGCTGGTAAGTCTCCGTGAAAATGTAGGTGTTCCCCAGTTCCATGACCGATGGAACACCCGCTCCAGTAGTGATTGTGGTGGCTGGCACTCAAAAAAAGAGGCAAGTCAACCTAGGTAAAAGAGCAAATTTGATCAAATTTGCTCAGACACGACTAAAACCCGACATCCATTTTGATCCTGATCGGCTCATTTTGGATTTAGGAATCACAAGATTTCGGTCTGGATTTTGGTTTTCCTCCACTTTTTCCTGTTCAACTGGAGTATTCAGGTTCTGAGACAATTTGTTGTAATTTGGTCGCAAAATGTCCAACATTGCAAGCGACCCAACCAAGATGTCTAAAGCCTCATTCCTACCATGTTCCTCAAAAGTTTTAACCGGCATGCCGAACCTGAACCTTGTTACTACCCGTTCACTCACCATTTGCCCTACAAACGCCAAATCCACTGATAAAGGGACGTGAATATATCCAGGTCCAAACTCTTCTAGGTTCAACCGAGAATAGATGGCTTCCTTGGCGGTATTTACCCTGAGCAAGAAGATCGGTTGTTTCCTACTCCTACTGACCCACGGCACTCCGCTTGTACCAATTCCCTTAGTTGCGAACACTTTTCTAGGTCTGCAACGCCTAATAAACGCCTGGACAATCTTGGACTTGTGTCCGGTATCAAACCCCGCGGCTGATAACGCCAAAGGCGTCCCTGAAACATGAACCCATTTCCTCTGAATAAACTCGTCCACTTCATTCCATAGATCCCACCTTTCCACGTTGCCCATGAATACCCGGTGTTCGATTATCCAGAGTTCCTCGCCTACTCCAGCTCCGACAACTCCAAACTCAATTCTGTCCTGCTGAACATCGCCAAAACCTACCAAAACGACACATTCCTTGGGAATCAGGACAACTGGATTTCCCCCTTCCGTATTCGGACGTGAATAATCCTCTCGCCTTGAATAAATGGCTTCAGGAGCTGGACCGACCTGAGCTTCGTCTTCCCAGGTCTCGGCTAGGAACGTGTTTGTCCAGACCTTTAAGGTTTCACGTCCCTTGGCCTTTGCATCCAGAAAATCCACAACCATCTGGTGCAAACGGTTCTTAAATCCCTTCTTGGCCGCGAAGGGTGAATAGATGCCATTTATCCAATACCCCCGTTTTCCAGTAAATTTGGTAGTAGATCGCCATTCGCCCTTCTGGACCATAGCTACCCGTTGTTTATCCGTAATATGAGCTTCGCATTTCTCGCACTCATAATAAGCATTTTGGGGTTCGTCCCACTTGACTTGAGACCATTTTAGCGTCTGGAACTGATCACAATTTGGACACGGAACAAAGAACATCTTTCGGTCCGTAAGCTCAAACTCCCGTTCCACCCGTGATGCGCCCCTTATTGTCGGGGTCGAGGTCATAAACAAAACAGAATCCGAGAACGTATCCGCTCGTTTGTAAGCAAGGGCCACAGGATCGCCCTCTGTACCGGCTGAAAGCGGGTATCTATCGACTTCATCGCAAATGACGACACGAATAGGCCTAGAGGCCAGAGAAGCGGCGCTATTGGCTCCACAGCTCGTTATATGGCCACCTGGGAAACGCTTGTGAAGAATCGTATTGTTTGCATCCCTGCTCCTTGGATCTTCAACTTTCCCCTTCATCCGGGGCGTGTCTCTAAGCATTGGAGCCAGTCTGTCCTTACTCCATGTCTCGGCCATCTCGAGCGTAGGCTGTAAAACAAGGATCGGCGAAGGTTTCCAGTCAATGTGAAACCCGACAATGTTATTGATCGTCTCGGTCTTGCCGGTCTGGCTCGCCCACATGAGCACTACCCGTTCAACCGTTGGATCCAAGACCGAATCCATCGGTTCCCGCTGATACGGGGCAAGGCTTGAATCGAATCGACCCGGCCTGAAACTGGCTTCCCGACTTAAAATCCTGAACTGATCGCTCCACTCAGTAGGAGTTAACCTTCCGGCTGGCCTGAATATCTCCAATCCCAGTTGCCAAGCTCGACGTGAACCTTCACACCGTTTTCCATTAGAACTCGGCATTTTTCAAGTCCGCAAGATCATTCAAAATCTTGTCCTGTTCGGTCTCGGATAGACTGCTCCCAAGGATCTTCATCTTGACCGCGGTAAACACGTTCTCATAAACTGAGAACACTTCTTTCCAGGGAATCATTTCCTTTCGTTCCTTACCAAGCTCCAGTTCCAGCAAATCACCTTCGGCGGTTAACTTTCGCAATCGTTGGCCACTGTAATCCCCGAACCTTGCCCGACAGATGTCCCAAGTGGAAAACTTGTTGTCTTCGCCCGGTTCTATTCCAAGAGAACGGATTCGATTCTTGAGGGTCTTACGATCAACGTGGAAATCCCCGGCAGCAGCTTCAATGCTCCACCGTTGCCCCCTAGAAGCTGGCTTAGGCATATCGGGTAGAAATACTTACATCTTACCGCTAGAAATTCACATCAGCCTCGAAACC